AACACGGGCACGCGCGCGCTGCGCACGCTCGGCGCGGGCATGATGGCGGGCGCGACGAGCCCCGCGCGCCCGTGGTTCCGCCTTGCGACGCCCGATCCCGACCTGAACAAGTACCAGCCCGTGAAGGTCTGGCTTGACGACGTGACGAAGCGGATGCTGATGGTGTTCTCGAAGTCGAACACCTACCGCACGCTGCATCAGATGTACGAGGAACTCGGCTGCTTCGGCACCGCGGCGTCGATCGTGCTGCCCGATTTCAAGAACGTGATCCACCACTATCCCGTCACGACAGGCGAGTTCTGCATCGCGCACGACTACCAGGGCCGCGTGTGCACGCTGTACCGCGAGTTCGAGAAGACCGTCGGCGAGATCGTGAAGGAGTTCGGCTACGAGAACTGCTCGAACACGGTCAAGCACATGTACGACCGCGGCACGCTCGACAAGTGGATCCCGATCATCCATGCGATCGAGCCGCGCGTTGACCGCGACATCCGCAAGAAGGACTCGAAGAACATGCCGTGGGGCTCGTGGTACTTCGAGGTCGGCGGCGAGCCGCACAAGTTCCTGCGCGAGTCGGGCTACAGGAACTTCCCGTGCGTCGTCCCTCGGTGGGCCGTTGGCGGCGGCGACATCTACGGGAACAGCCCTGGCATGGAGGCGCTCGGCGACGTGAAGCAGTTGCAGCACGAGCAACTCCGCAAGGCGCAGGTGATCGACTACCAGACGAAGCCGCCGCTCCAGGTGCCGACCGCGTACAAGAACCGCGACGTGGACACGCTGCCTGGCGGCATCACGTTCGTGGACGGCGCGACGGCTCCGATCCGCACGGCGTTCGACGTGAACCTCAACCTTCAGCATCTGCTCATGGACATCCAGGACTGCCGCGAGCGCGTGCGCGGCGCTTTCTACGCCGACCTGTTCCTGATGCTGGCGAATGCGACGGACACTCGGATGACGGCGACGGAGGTCGCCGAGCGCCACGAGGAGAAGTTGCTGATGCTCGGTCCCGTGATCGAGCGGCTCCACAACGAACTGCTTGAGCCGCTCGTTGACATCACGTTCCAGCACATGCTTGAGGCGGGGATGCTTCCGCCTGCGCCCGAGGAGTTGCAGGGCATGGACCTGTCGATCGAGTTCGTGAGCATGCTCGCGCAGGCGCAGCGTGCGATCGGCACGAACGGCATCGACCGATTCGTCGGCAGCCTCGGCGCGGTGGCGCAGTTCAAGCCCGACGTGCTCGACAAGTTCGACGCGGACCACTGGGCGGACGCGTACAGCGACATGCTCGGCGTCGATCCGAGCCTGATCATCGCCGACAAGCAGGTCGCGCTCGTGCGCGACGCGCGCGCGAAGGCGCAGGCGGCGCAGGCGCAGGCGGCCGCGATGCAACAGAACTCGCAGACGGTGCGCAACCTCGCGCAGGCACCGACGGGCAGCGCGCAGCCGAACGCGCTGTCCGACATGATGAACCAGTTCTCGGGGTACGGCTCCCCTAGCCCCGTGGAGATTTGACGATGATCCCCTCGAAGTCACCGATGGCATCCCTGCTCTACGACTCCGACACGGGCGACGCGTCCGCGGCGAGCGAGTTCATCGCGCGCCTGCTGAACGGCGCGACCGCGATCCACATGCACCACCTGATGGTGACGGGCGCGGGCTCGTTCGCGAGGCACATGGCGCTCGGCGTGTACGACGACCTGACCGAGGCGACGGACAAGTTGGCCGAGGCGTACATCGGATGCACGGGCACGCCGCTCGTGTTCAAGGGCGGCACGGTGACGATGAACCCCGACTGCGTCGCCGAGGTGAAGGCGCTGTACGAGTACGTCGAGACTGCGCGCGGCGCGATGGGCACCGAGTCCCACATCCAGAACGAGGTTGACGGCATCGCCACGATCCTCTCGGGCGCGCTGTACAAGTTGACGAGGCTCTCCTGATGGCTGTTCCCACTGGCATTTCCGTCTCGGACACGATCGTGAACTACACCTGGGCCGAGCCCATCACGGTGAACACGGCGTTCGCGGGCGTGAGCCGCGCGATCTACAACGGGACCGCGGCGCAGGACATCACGGTGCTGATGCAGAACGGCGACTCGGTCCTGTTCAAGGCGGTGCCGATCGGAATCCTTCCCGTGCGGGCGACGAAGGTGACGGTCGCCGCGTCGGGCACTCTCGTGGCGCTGTACTGAGGATCAAACGATGGCCGTACCTGCATCACTTTCCCTTTCGTCCTCGATGGTCGATTACGACTTCAGCGAGTTGGCGTCGTCGCCGAGCGTGACGGTGCCGCTGGCTACGACGATGGCTATCACGCAGTCGGGACACGGCCGTTCCGTCGGCGATCCGATTCGGTTCACGGTGGCGACGGGTTCGGCGCCCTTGAACCTCGCGAACGCGACGACGTACTTCGTCAAGCGCGTGCTGAGTTCGAGCACCTACACGCTGTCGGCGACGGCTGGCGGGCAGGAGATCGCGTTTCCGACGGTCGTGTTCAGCATGCTGACGACGGGCGTGATCAACGTGAACTGGCCCTTGCACGGGCGCGCCGTGGACACGGCGATCAGGTTCGTCAGCACGGGCAACCTTCCTGCGGCGATCACGTCGGGAACGACGTACTACGTCAAGAGCCAATCGACCAACGACATCACGTCGTTGAGCGCATCCACCCCGTCGTCGGGCGGCGCCGCGCTGTTGTATCCGACCGCCACGGTGACGATCGCGAACCCGTGCGTGGTGACGCGCACCAGCCACGGTCTTGCGTCTGGCGCGACGGTTCAGTTTGGAACGGGCGGCTCGTTGCCGACGGGTCTTGCCGCGAAGACGACCTACTACGTCGCCAACGTGGTGGATGCAAACACGTTCACGATCTCGGCGTCGCTTGGCGGCGGCGAGATCATTACAACGGGCACGCAGTCGGGCACGCACTACATCGACACGGGCGCCGTCACGGGAACGTCGTACGTCGATCTTTCGGTGGCGAGCACGTTCACCGTGAACTCGTACTTCAGCGGCACGGCGCGTTCGCTGTACGTCGGCACCGCTGGCAACATGACTCTCGTGATGCCGAACAACGATGTCGTCGCATTCACCGCTGTGCCCGTCGGGATGTTCCCCGTGCGGGCCCGAGCCGTCCTTGTCCACTCCGCGCCGACTACCATCGCCGCAATGTACTGAGACACAACCATGCCACTCCGAACCTACGCACCAAACAGCCCGTTCCTCGTCGAAGACACGACCAGCACGATCGCCGCCGTGATGGGCCCGACGGGTGTCCAGCGGCTGTATCCGTACAGCATTCGTTCCACGACGGAACTGATCGCGATTGCGCCCGCAGCGACGTTCACCAGCCCGACCGTCGATGGCAACGGTGGTCTTGTGCGCCTGACGAGCGCGGGCGCGCATGGCCTTACGGCTGCCGTCGCCGTCGGCAAGTCGGTGTACATCACATGGTCCGCTGGCAATGCGCCGAGCGGATATGCAGCCATCACCTCGGTGCCGACCGATACCTCGGGTCTCTTGTTCACCGTGAACCTGCCGTACGCGAGCAGCACCGTGACCGTGGGCATCACGAGCGTGACCGTGACGTTCGGCGCGTACAACCTCGTGTCGGGTCAGGTGACGGCGTCGCCGACCTATGGCGGGCCGATGGTCGTTCAGAAGTCGTCTCACGGCCTCACTCCTGGCGCGGCGCTTCGGTTCACGGCAGGTACGTCGCTTCCGTCTCCGCTTGCCGCAAGCACGACCTACTACGTCAACAGGGTGCTTTCGACAAGCGAGTTCACGATCTCGACCGTGCAGTACAACGGCGCCGACGTGTATCAGACGACCGCCACGGGCGACAACGGTTCGGGCACGTTCACCATGTATCCGATCACGTCGTCGCTGACGTGGACCTCGCATGGCCGTTCGGTCGGCGATCAGATCCGTTTCACCACGGCGACCACGCTGCCGTCTCCGTTGGCGCTTGCCACGACCTACTACGTCGTGAAGGTGGTCGATGCAAACACCTTGCAGATCGCCACGTCCGCGGGCGGCACTCCGATCGTGTTCACCGATGCGGGTACTGGCGCGCACACCGCGACGCTGTACTACGGCACTCCGACCGTGACCCTTGCGGGCGGCACGTTCACGCTTGCGACCATTCCCGTTCCAGCGGGCTCGGTCACGCAGTTGGGCCGAATGGAAGTGAGCGTGCTGTACACGCTGTCGAACAGCGCGAACAACAAGACCTTCGTCGCGACCTATGGATCGGGACAGACGTTCCTGAGCACGGGCAACATCACGGGCGCAGGCTCCATCCAGTTGAACAAGGTTCTGATTCCCAACGGAACGGGAACGCTTGTCACTTCTGCGCAGGCGGCGACGGGACATGGTTCCTCTCCGAACGCGTTCACGACCCTGACTACGAACTACTCTGCTGCGCAGAACATCGTGCTGACCGCGACCATCGCGACGGCCAACGAATGGCTCGGCTACGAGTACTACGACATTGCCTGCGAATGACATGAGCAACTACGATCCCCTCGACATCAAGGCGCAGGAGCGCGGCAAGTCCGACAAGGACATGCAGGCGCGGCTGTTCCGCGAGTCGGAGGAATCGGACGTGAGATGGCTGATGGGAAACAAGCGCGGGCGCCGCATCGTGTGGCGCCTGCTGGACCAGAGCGGCGTGTTCCGCTCGTCGTTCAACGCCAACGCGATGCAGATGGCATTCGCGGAAGGCAACAGGAACTACGGGCTCCGCACGCTCGCGATGGTCCATGCGCTCTGCCCCGAGCAGTATCCAACCATGATGAAGGAAGCGACCAGTGAACGAACCAACAACGATGAGTGAAGCCGCGCCAATCACAAGCGGCAACCCATCTAGTCCAATGTCGGGCATACCCGCGGCGACGGCCGAGGCGTTGTACGGCGATCAGCAGAAGGCTTCGAGCGACCAGACGCAGGCGACGGCGGATGCCGCGCGCACTGCGGAGTCCAACGGCAACAAGACGGAGACGCCGAACGGCGCTCCCGAGAAGTACGAGTTCAAGGCTCCCGAAGGGCGCCAGTTCGACGCCGAGGTGATCACTTCATTCTCGGAAGTCGCCAAGGAACTCAACCTGTCGCAGGAAGCCGCGCAGAAGGTGCTTGACCGAGTCGCGCCGAAGATGGCCGAGCGTCAAGCCGCACAACTCGAAGCGTTCCGTTCGCAGTGGACGGAGGCATCGAAGGCGGACAAGGAGTTCGGTGGTGAGAAACTCACCGAGAACCTGACCGTCGCTCGGAGGGCGCTCGACTCGTTTGGCACCCCCGAACTGCGCACCCTGCTCAACGAGTCTGGCCTGGGGAACCATCCCGAACTCGTTCGGTTCATGTTCCGCGCAGGTCAGTCGATTTCGGAAGACCGCTACGTCGGGTCGTCCACGGGCACAACCGCGTCGAAGGGCGCGCCCAAGGACTTCAACTCCGCCGCAGCGGCCTTGTATTCGTCTTGATTTAGAACCACTAGCACAAGGACAGAATCAGAATGGCAACCGCACTTTCAACCAACAACCTGACGCTCGCCGATTGGGCGAAGCGCACCGATCCAGACGGTCGCATCCCGATCGTCGCCGAACTCCTCTCGCAGTCCAACGAGATCCTTGAGGACGCCGTCTTCAAGGAAGGCAACCTGCCGACGGGCGAGCGCGTCGTCATCCGTACGGGTCTTCCGACCGTGTACTGGCGCGCGCTCAACCAGGGCATCCCGAGCAGCAAGTCCACGACCGCGCAGGTCGATGAGGCTTGCGGCATCCTCGAAGCCCGCTCCGAGGTTGACAAGGATCTCGCGATGCTGAACGGCAACACCGCTCAGTTCCGCCTGTCCGAGGACACCGCCTTCCTTGAGGCGATGAACCAGACCCAGGCGAACACGATGTTCTACGGCAACCCCGCCACCGACGCCAAGCAGTTCCTCGGCCTTGCGACGCGCTACAGCGCAAAGACGGGCGCGGGCAACTCGCAGAACGTCATCAGCGCAGGCGGCGCGACGGCCACGTCGCAGACCTCGGTCTACCTCGTCGTGTGGGGCGACAACACCGTCTACTGCCCGTTCCCGAAGGGCAGCAAGGCTGGTCTCATCCACGAGGATCTCGGCGAGCAGACCGTGTACAACTCGGACGGCACCCGTCTTCAGGCGTACGCGACCCGCTACCAGTGGAAGAACGGTCTCGTCGTCAAGGATTGGCGTTACGTCGTTCGCGTCTGCAACATCGAGCCGACCCTGCTGCTTGGTCAGTCGGGCGCTCAGGCGTCCACCGCGAGCACCGCGCTCATCAAGTTGATGGCGCGCGCTCTCTACCGCATCCCGAACATGAGCATGGGTCGTGCGTGCTTCTACATGAACCGCACCGTCCACAGCGGCCTGAGCGTCATGGCTCTCGACAAGAGCCAGTACGTCCTCAAGGTCAACGAAGGCCTGTCGCAGTTCGGCACTCCGTACTCGTGGCTGTCGTTCCTCGGCGTGCCGCTCCGTCGCGTCGATTCCATCCTCAACACCGAAGCAGTCGTCTCCTGATAGACGACAAGAAGGGAACACGCACACATGATTTCCGACAACAATCTCCGCCTTTCGGGCACTGCGACCGCAGGGCAGGCATACACCAACACCGTAAGCGGCGTGTGGTACTCAACGAACGTCGTTGACCTCTCATCTGGAACCAACGTCTCGGGCGGTACCACCACTTCGCAGAACCGCGACATCGGCGAAGGCGAAGACCTCTACGTCGTGCTCACCATCGGCACCCTGCCGACGGGCGCGGCGGGATCGGTGACAACCGCAGAAGTCACCATCTCCACGAGCGCAACCGATGGTGGAGGCACCATCACCGTGCTGGGCACCACGTCGTTGGCGTACACGGGCATGATTGCAGGCCAGCAGTACGTCATGCGCATCAACCCGCAGTTGGGAACCCCTGGCGCCCGCTACCTTGGCGTCCGCTACACCAACAACGCGACGGCGTGGACGGGCTCGGGCACGATCTTCGCCGATGTCGTCACCGACATCGCTGACAGCAAGAAGTTCTACGGCTCTGGCTTCACAGTCACCTGATCCGAAGGAGGATCCCTCAATGAAGGTACGCGCTACAACCAAGTGCTACGTCGGCAACACCATCCGCGAGGA